TTATTCGATTTAAGTTTAATATTTCCGTCTTTAACAGTTAGTAATTCCGCTGGGCTAGCATCGCCGATACCAAAGTTTCCAGATCCCTTTACTACAACTAATTCAGTTCCAACATTTCCTATAGATAATACGTCTTCGTCCGCTGCCAATGCTTGTTCGGTTGTTCCGTTTTTCTTAGCGGTTCTCAAACGAATAGCGGCATTATTGCCATTTGTACTTGGAGTCGTAGCAACCGCATTTATTTGAAATGCCGATGCCGCAGTAGTAGCATCTGATAGTGATGTGATTCTTAGTCCACCATTGCCACTACTCTCTTGTGCTATGATAGCATATACATCTGTGTCTGAAAAGACTGACATTCCATGCTCTAAGTTGCCTGTCTTATCTCTAAGTTCTATTTCTCCTTTTATATCTAAAACTGATGTCGGTGAATCGTGCCCTAGTGCCACTCTGTTTACGTTGTCGATAACAAACGCATTGAAAGAACCAGTTTCGTTTCTAATTTTAAAACGCTCGTTATCTACTCCAACGCTAAACTGTCTAGGTACGCCCACTGTATCGGTGATGTGCAATCTAGGGTAAGGAGTCGAAGATAGTGTGATGTCTGAAGACATTGTTGGCAACACAACAGTCTTCGTACTGAGGTTCATGTCAGTGTGAAGCTTATCGTGTGTTATGGACAGGGCTGTAACACCACCTGATTGAATTCTAGTTGTAGCCATTACTGTTTTCCCTAAGAGTTATATTCATCTATTACTGGTTGTGGTGTCGCATCCACAATTGCTTGTGCGTCTGCACGTTCGGCGCTGTCTTGTGTGATCAAAGGATTCTCAATCGTTTCTTCTGTGCCCTCTTCAGAACCTTCAGCATAAATCGTTCTAGTGATCGTTGCTTCGACTGGCTCAATAGCCTGCACTACAACAACATCGATCATCACATCTTCCATTTCCTGTGTTTCTTCATTCAGAACTTGCTCTTTTGATGAACGACTTTCGATTACTTCCTCAACTCCTACTGCTACTTCATACTTATCAAGTCTGATTCTAGCCCATTTATACTTTTGTAGTTGTCGAGCAAATAATATGCTATCTGCTTTATCTTGTACTTCTGTGGGAATGTCTCCATCCCAACAATCTGATCCCTGTTCTATAACGTCTTCAATGACTTGTCTGTAGTCATAGTTGTCGTAGTCCATAGGAATCATGCTTCCAGTATCTGAACATTCAATTATTATTTGTGGGTTATCGTTCTCTACTATAGAATACATGCTTATGGCTCCGCTCTAATTACTAATGCATTATCAGCATTACTACTTGAAAAATATGCCTGTGCGCCTCGATTAGCAGTCATACCTGAGGAAGTAACATTCAATGACACAAAGTTTTTATTTGCACCATTTAGAGAAATGCCTGTCGAGGTATATGCAGTAGTTTGATCGTTTATTGCTATCATTGACGGAGAAGGGGCATCAAGTGAAGGCTTGGCTCTCATAGTGACAGGTAAAGGTATTGTGACCATTGCACCAGTAGAACTAAAACAAAACGCCGATCCTATTCTATCACCAGCTGACGGGCCATCTATAACATAAAGATATCTTTGACACTCAGCTAATTCTGTTGCATATGATCTATACTCATAATCTGTAGCGTGTTCACCGACTTCCATTTGTATTCCCGTGAATTGAATATAATTATTTACGTTTGCGAGAAAATTTGTTTGTTGTGGAGATAATACGCCTCTGTTATTTGTCTTATCATTCCATTGATTATCTGTATCAACTAGCCATGATCCATTACTACCTAATCCAAGCTTCAAAGAGAAGTCGCTATCTGAGGTAGTGTAGTCAAAATCTTGGTTGACAGGGTTTGCAGGAAACGTTACTGTTTTATATTCCCAAGTATCATCATCGGTTATAGTTACAAATGTGCTATACGAAAAACCACTACCAGAACCTTCAGCCGTCACTGAAACGTTTCCTCTTACATTAGATTTTACCCAGAAAGAAACTGTAAACGGTTTTGAGCCGGTGCCACTTTTCAGTGGTATTAGATTTTGGCCTTCTAGATTAGTAGAGAACCAAGAACCTAAAGCAGTGCTAAAGTTTTGAGCAATATTTGTAGTTATCTTAGTGCTAAATGCGAATCCGTCTGGTGCATCAGTTTCATGTGATATAGTGTGATGATTACCAGAAAATCCACCTCCAAAAAACTTTGTTTGCCATCTATCAGCAAGATAGTAATTGCCTGCGACTGTGGCTTGTACGCTACTGTTGGGTCGTTGCTTGACTCTCTGATCGCCATTATCTAATAGATTTCTTCGACCAGCGCCAATAAGATTGAATTGTTCTTGTGGGGTTTCTGCTCGTAGCATCGCCGCACCTGCTAGACCTACAGGTCTATCAAGTTCATTGAGTTTTTCTCTTACGTTTATCTGAGGCTTATTTATCCTAACTGTTGTCATAATTATTCCTCTATTACCAATCCGTTTGATGCGCTAATAACTTTACTAATACTGTCTGTTGTGCTATCAACTCTATTGAGTCCTCTAAACACTGATCTACCTGCTAATGTACCTACGTGTAATTCGTCTGTATCATCATCATAAGCGATTGCACGAACATAACCATCTGAACCATCTATAGTTGCTTTTGCGTTTGCTTCAAACAAATGTTTTTCTTGTTCATAAGACTTTCTGATTCTTTGAGCATTTGGTAAAGTATTAGAAGTTCTAAACATCGTAATATCGGAGTTGGTGGTATAGTAGTTTGTAGAATCGTAACTCCACTGTAGAATTCTGAGAGAATGACGATCAGTAGGCGTGAATAAAGTACCAGTAGTTGTAACAGATAATTCACCGTTCGTGTATAGTTCTATGTTACCATCTTTACCGCAATTCAATGTCATACATATCCACTCTTTGGATATTATACCATTTACAACACCAGCGCCTGTTATATCTCTTCCTCTAATCAGCATTGAATCACTACTGACTTCGTGCATCATACTCACCACTACATTACCATATGCCGCAACATCTAAAGTATCTTCTGATATTTTCCACCCCTCGTATACACCACCGCCACCATTATGTCTTTGCCACCAAGTAATGGATACATCTTTAGTACCGCTTATATCTAAACTGCCTGCATAAGGCTGGCTTAGAAATGAACCACCATTTGATTTATAGCTAACCAATTCTGCTCCGGTCTCAACGGCAGTCTTGATTACTGTACTAAACACTTGTAGACCGCCACCATCACCGTACAAAGGTGCGGCTCCATATACACTGCGATTTTCTTCAGCTTCATACACAACAGCTTTATCTAATGTGCCTGAGCCGTTATGACCTAGATAGCGATATAAAAAGAATGTATTTTGAACTTGAGTAGCTACAAATTCAAATCGTCTATTCCAAAGATAGCTGTTAGGTCCGCCAGATCCGTTTAGATAAATTCCTATTCCAGTTCCATTTGTGCCACTAGCTTGTATGTCAATAATGTATCGTTTTCCTATTACAAGATCAAAACTAGGAGACGTTAGAATACCATCGGAAGAACCGTTTCCGTTTGTTACTGACACTGTACCGTTACCATTAACTGTAAATCCACCACCAGTAGCACTAAAGCTCCCGTATAGATTACCTGTTAGTTTTGAAGTACCTGTAATATCAGTATCATCTGTGCTAGACAGAGAAAGTTTTGATCCGCCTTGCATCCAGCCTGTATTGTAATCAGTACCTATGAAACAAGTAGATGTATGCATAGGTCGATATTCATCTGGATCTACAAGAGTTAGTTGACCAGTTGTGGCTCTAAACACCTGAGATTCGCCTTTAGCTGGTATTAGGTGCGATATACCATCTCCTAAGTATGCAGGCATATCATTTGCCGCTGTTGGATAGTGCTTTGTTATAATTTTATCAAAAATAACACCATCATTAGTTACACTTTGAGTATCAGAGTCGGGTATATCCATATAGAATATAGATCGCTTGCTGTTATCTTGATCAAATATTATTTTTCCAGACGCAGTGAAGTCAATGTAATTTGTTGTATCATATGATGATCCTGCCTCGGCAGTTATGTCCCAAATATTTCTTTGATTGTCTCGAATAACACTAATGCCCGCCGATGTAGCAACTCCTATAGTCGGTACAGGTAATCCAGTACCAGGATCTATTGGTGCATTTCGTAGTACCTTCATTGATACGTCACGAATATTTAATTCTCTCAAATTGTAAGTTCCGTCTGGCTGTACTATAAACGGTGTACCTCTATTTGAAATAGGTCTACGTACAAACCCAGTTGCGCCGCCATATTTTATAAAAATCTCATCAATAAAGCTAACTGTACTCAGTCCAGAAACACTACTAACTGTACCTTGAACTCCTATACACAACTTAGCGTTAAGCATTGATACGCACGTAGTGTCTTCACCTGTGTAACCAGAACCATACCAGGTATAAGAACTGCCAGCAACGCTACCATTGAACACCATCCACATCGGTAGATCAGGGTCGTCGCCATCATAAATTGTAACTTTTGCGGCTTCTGCTACAATCACAGCAACCGAAGGGAACTCTCTACGACTACCACGAATGGTAGTGTTTAGTGTCTCATTGTACCAGCTAGTATTTTGTGTACGCTTTCTCCATGCACCACCATCACTGTCTTTACGTGTGTCGTATACGAATAAATCAACTGCTGTATTTGAAAGCGTTTTGGTGTCTGATATCTCTTTGAGTTTTGCGTTTTCTATTAAAGCTGTACCAGCTACTTCAAGTTTTTCACTTGGATTCGATGTTCCAATACCAAGTTTACCATCATTCTTCATAGTCATGCGTATTTCACCACCATCAGCACTGAAAGCTAAATCAGTGGTGTTTAGGGCATGAATACCAAAATAGTCAGACCCAGAAAGGTCTCCGTTAGATCCGTCCATCCATATGACAGCCCCGCCATTTGCGGGAAACTCGCCAATTTGCACAGTGGAAGAATTTTGCTGAAATCTTGCGGCTGGGTTAGCTCCGCCATCTACGTGAAGCATGTACGAAGGGTTAGATCCGCCAAGACCAATGCCAACACGCCCGTCTTGGGCTATTCTCATGCGTTCCGTAGGAGAACTAGTGCCATCTTCAGTTGTCCAAAACTGTAAGTTAGTTGGCATATCATTATTGGCTGGGCTAGAGTCCGCAAAAGCAAGAATATAAGCACCGTCTAAAAACTGATCTCCATCATTTCCACGAAATGCTATATAGCCTAACTGATCACCAGAGTTCACAATTGTATTACCATTTACAGAAGTGTTTCTTGTTTTTTCAAGAATCAAACCTGTAGACCCTGGATCATTACTTTGCCGAGATAAAGTTACATTTTCAGTAAAATGTCCGCCACCAGTTACATTAAGTTTATCTCCATAGTCAGCCCCACCAACAAACAAATCACTAGTAGCCACCAAATCGCCTGTTACGTTTATTCCAGTTAGAGAAGTCGTTAGCCTTGTGTTGCCGTTATGATATAGAATAGTTTGAGCGCCTGAAACTGCTTTGAAATTGGTGACTGCGGAACTATTACCAATTTCAACATTCTCACCTAAAATTTTCAGATCACCATCGGAAGAAGTGCCATGAGTAATAAATGAGTGTGAGCCGCTTGAGTATATTCTTAGATCGTTACCAGTACCAAATTTTGCCTGTATACCATCGGGAAAAGATAGATCGCCATCGATTGTGATTCGATCAGACGTAACTGCGCCTGCGGCAATTTTTGTTGTAGTTACTATATTATCTGTGAGTGTTCCTGTGATCGTTCCACCAACACCGCCTAGTTGAACGATGTGACACGTACTGCCAGCAACTGGTGCTGTGCCAAATATGATAGTAGATCCGCCAACACCTAAAGTGTAAGCACCGAGAGGTTCTTGTACAACACCATCTAGAGAGACGATAAGCTGAGATGCATCGCCTGCTGATACTGATACTGAATTGAAGTTCAGAGAAAAACTAGTAAGCACGCCATTGAACTGACCCGCTATAGAATCTAGTCGCTTGAATTCTCCAGCGACAGGCTTATTGCCTATGTAACTTGCCATACGGTTCACTCTCCCCAATAGCGTTTATTTGTTATACTTATTTATACTTCGTCATTCTGATTCGTCTGCCATACTATCCACAACTTCAGGCTCTGGAAGAGGGTCTACTATCTCAAGTACGGTGTTGTTAGATCCGTCTTTAGGATAAGCATCTTTCACTGCTTTTAGTGTCGTATAAAAAGGCTCTAATCTTTTTGACTCATCTGTGTCCATTGCATGCCACAGTTGATCTAATTGTTCGTGTATATCCGGATATGCCAACGCACGTTCAGATTTATACTGAACTTCTGCTCGTACACGATCCATCTCATCTTTGATTGTCTGCTCTGGTGTATCAGTGGGTGTGTTATTGCCATGTTCGTCAATAGAGTAAACAACTCCATCGATTACTACTCCAGATGTTCCTAAGATATTATTGAATGCTATATCAGCAATTTCTGCAAAGTTTATCATTTTATTTTCCTATTATACTTGCCAACGCCAAGCCGAAGTGGCACCCATTACATGCATATGAACTGCAAACCCATATGCTTGATTTCTAGCGATTTGATATTCCCAACCACCGTCACCGCTTGCAAAGCCAACGCCACCAACTCTCTTTATCTTTCGAAGTTGAACAGTATAACTGCCGGTTGTATTTCCTATAGTGACAACTGTTCCTGCGGCAATGTTATAAGCGTAAGTATCATTCGTAAATTCACTGTAGCCCCCACTAGAGTTATGTCCACACAGGACTTTTATGCGTAAAGGAGTGCCTTGGGCATTATATAATGTTCCAAATGTTACCCAAGCGTTAGTAGAGAGACCGAAATTTCTGCCATTCATACTGCCAGTTACCTGACCACCATGATGTATTGTCATATTTGGCATTCTGGTGTAGGCTTCATCAGGCTGTGTGTAAAATTCCAAATCGCCAGATGCCCAGTTACTATCTGCGCCTGTGCCACGCCTATTTCCTACAATATGAGCATATGTAGTATTATAAGCACCTGAACTGCTTACTGCACCAAATGATATTGTTGGACTCTTTACGCTTGTCCCAGAGGTATCGTTATGTAGCACAATACCCAAGTTTCTTACTTCAGTGCCAGTATGATATGAACTTACTACTAATCCAGGATCAGTACCATCAACACCACTTGTCCACCCACTTCCATTTGAAGTTAGATATCTGTTGTTCTTATCAGTGAAATGCGTATAACCTAAATCATCATTGGTAATAGATGTAGTACCTTGACCAGTAATCTTTAGCTTACTGCTGAGAGTTCTCTCGGATGCTACGTGAGAGCCTTTAGTAAAGAAGTGTAGCTCAGTGTTTAAAAAGTTTCCGTCATTCAATCCAGTAAAGTTTCTTGATGCTATAGCGGCACCACCATTCATATAATCGCCAGATCCCGCTTGACTTCTGCCACCAAATGTTATTGCTGGAGACCAACTCCCAACTTGCATATTTTTATTCGCAAGTGCAATACCAATTTGACCAGGCTGGTTAGTGTTATCACTATCCATAACAATAGCCTGATAAATGTTACTATTATGAAGTTCAGTACCTGTATCATACCAGTTTAGTATTCTATTTGTATCAGAAGGACTTTCGTGAGGATGACCGAGACTTAGTTTGTTTTTGGGATCTTCACCTACAACTTGAATACCAACTTCGCCAGTCGCTTTGATTCTAACTTTCTCAGTGCCTTTAGGTGAAATAACGATATGACCGTTTGAAGAGTTAGCACTTCTAAGTCTCGTAGATGGAGTGTTACTGTTAGTTGATCCTACTGTAACACCTGCAGTACCTGGAATGGCAACGTCTACTGCAAGAGCGGTGTTCATTCGAATACTATTGCCACCGTCAGTTCTACCTAATGAAATAGCACTGTTGTTTCCTGGTACAGTACCAGGTGTCGCTGTGATAACTACTGCGGCAGTACCTGTGAGACTTAGATTGCCATCAGAGTCAAGATGCATTTTTTCTCTTTGTTCAGTCGTATGAGAGTTATCTCTCATAAAGAAACCTAAAGCACTTGCACCACTTCTATTGTTCTTTAGAGTCATTCTTGCAGAAGCGGCGCCACCACCTCCAGAACTTCTCATATGAATCGATACTCTACCATTCGTGCTACTATTTTCTTCGTTATAAAGATAGAGCGCATCTGTAGCTACTGGGTTTAGTTCACTTGCTTCGGTAGTTGAATATTCTGTTGCGTCATCGATAGTCACAGTAGGCATTGTAGACATAAGTAAAGAGCCTGCTGGCGCAAGAAGCAAGTCTGAGCCTGCATCATCAGTCCAAATTTTTAGTCCACCGTCTGCATATATCTCTGCTTTGTTAGCGTTTGTAGTGCTTCTAAAGAAAATCTTTCTGCTCGTATTTCCTGTACCATCTAGTCTAATACCAATACCATCTGCTTGAATGTGAAAAGGAGAAGCGGGAGTAGTTGATCCTGTACCGACACCTACATTACCGTTTGAAGCAATAGAGATATGTCTGCCGTGATCACCATAACTGATATGTACTAAGTCTTCACTTTCATCCCATCTAAATTCTGCTTTAGTTGTGGCGGCAGATCCATTGGTAATTTTGAAAATACCATCAGTACTAGTCTGATCATCGTTAGAGTCAGTCTGTAAATTTAGTATGTTATATGATTCACTTTTGAAGTTCGTACCTACGCCGTGAATGTCCATGTTAGCATCTATATCTAGACGACCGAGAATGTTTTGTATAGATACTGTTCTGTTTGTATTGTCTGCAACTCTTGACATTAGATTGATAGACGCCACAGAATTTGCTGTATCGTGTGCTTGAAGTGTCAAACCAACATTTGGAGTTGCGGAGTTTCCTAATACATGAATGCTGTTTTGAGGATTATTATAACCTAGACCTATTTTAGGTCCATCAAGAACAGTGAGTACATTTGCTGTTGAGTTATCATCGATACCTGTAGATGTAAATCCCGAGATTGTACCGCCGTGTACTAAGTCGCCTGACAACTGATCGTTAGCCATGACCATAGTCTTACTAGAGAAATCTAGCGTAGAGGCTAAGTTGGATGTACCAACAGCTCCAGTAGCAATTTCATCGCCATCTATCAGTGAGTTGCCAATTAACTCTGCTAAATCTCTTGCTTTTGTCATTTATCTTTTCCTAAGAGTTATATTCATCTATTACTGGTTGAGGAGTAGCGTCTACAATTGCTTGGGCTGCCGCTCTCTCTGCGTTATCTTTTGTTATTAGAGGATTCTCAATTTCTTCTTCTGTTGGATCAGCGTCAATATCTTCTTCCGAATAAACTAGTCGTGTGACTGTAGCATCAACAGGATCAATAGCAGTGACAGTAACAAAATCAGCCATTACAACATCATTCTGCATCGTTTCTTCATTATACACTGTTTCACCACTAGGTTGACTTTCAGTAACTTCTGCACGACCAACTGATAAAACGTATTGCTCCAATCTCTCTTTTGATATAGTATAGTCTGCTAGTTGTTTAGCAAACAGTTTAGCATCAGCCGCTTCTTGCAAGTCTTCATGAATATCCCCTTCAAAGCAGTCTGTACCTTGTTCGATAATATCATCTAGTACTTTTTGATAATCTAAGTTTGCTGGATCTACAGGAATATATGTGTTACTCTCTATAATAGATATATTGTATATATCTGTGACTTCTGGTTGATTTATTTTATACATGTTATATTATCC